CGACTAAGTACAAGTTGCTCGTACTCTGATGTAGGGTACGCTTTATAATACCCTAGGGGTTTTAATTTGTCACTGGCGCTAACAACCAACTCCAAATCTTGAATAAACAACATGCAATATGGGGCTTCTATAGAGCTCTCCCAATCGTTGTCAGTTAAAAAATCTAACTCTGCGTCCTCAGCTCCATATTCAGGATGAAACTCCATACAGTGCAAGTTAGGGAATATATTGTTTAGCTGGGCAACATACTCATTAAAAGCACTTAACTCGGGGAGATCGTAAGAGGCAAGAACGACTAACTCTTTACCTAACCCATCAAAGGAGGAGCAAAATTTTAAAGCGTCCGCGTATATGTTAGTAGTTTTAACAACAGACACTTTATTGTTCGCCCACGCTTGTTTTGCGTACGGGCACGGGGGCAAGCCACCAAGATGGGGGTTAGCTACCTCCAGCACCTCACGAGACCAACTACGTAGATCAGATTCAAGATCGGTACCCACCACCGGCTCCTTTATACTGTTTTGCGAGCATCTGAGCTTTACGGGCAGACCACTGTCCGGGTTTGCCGCCTTTGCCTCCTGCTTTAATCTTGTTAAATAGCCGCTTCCGTAAACTTGGCTTAGTGTAGTTGCCAGCCTCGTTTACACGGCTTTTAGTCTTCCCACCTTTGCCCATACGGACTATAGCGAGGTCTTTAGCATCATCTCCTGTAGACACCATATTACCGCCGTTAGCAGACCTACTCCCAACGCGGTTACCTACAAGCTGACTTTTCATAGAACTACGCCCCATCATGTCAACATTTCCACCTTTTTCTAGCTTGTCGCAGCCTACTGTTAGGGTTCTTGGCCGCTTTAGGAAACTGTTTCATCTGCCCCGCAGAGCGCGCGCAATAGGATTTACGGCGTTTAGCCGCCGCGCTCCCTTTCTTAACCTTGCCAGTAACGGCGGTCTTTAGTTTAGAACCGGGATTATCCCGGCGGTACTTAGCCACACCTTTTTTAGTCATGCCCGCACCGGATTTAGTCGGTCGTTTATGACCACCTTTTATAGTGTGGCCCTTCATTGTACCTTTTTTCTTAACCGCCATGTTACTCTATAAGCAGGGTCATCACGTTTCCTGAACCTGTAAAGGCGGAAACAAAACAACCGTTATCAGCTAAGATACCATCATTCGGAATGTAGACGTCATTCCAACCAGTAGGCAGGGTTAACTGCAATATGATAGGGCCAGTAGCTGACCCACTACGGATAGTAAAAGCAGCTGCAGATGCAGCGTTCACTAGAACTCCCTGCAGTCTACCGCGTGATGGGCCTACAAGTGCGGCGCTATCGCCTACCGCAAAGTTATAAGCTCGTACTTCTTGACCAGCCATAATCTAGTCCTTTTTCTTCTTGGGACGGCCACGTTTTTTAGCAGGCTTTTCTTCCCATGCCTCGTTTACATCAGGCGTAGAAGGATCATCTGCTTTAAGCGTACCATCTTTTTTTCTTGCGCGAACTTTAACGACCCCAATTCCTCGGGCTGCTAACTCTTCTTCGGATGGGGGTGCAAATCTACTCATAGCCCACCCCTTATGACGCTGCTATTGTAGCACCAGTGTCAGAGCGCTTCCAATTTGTTCCGTCAGAGAAAGCCAAAATTGCAGAACCAGCTGCGCCGTTGGAGACAAATACAATCGTGCCCGCGCCAGCGGATGAAGCTGAAGGTGCGTTCGCTACAGTGTAAGTTGGAACGACGATATCGCCAATAAAACCAGCAGTTGAAGTCACTGGACCTGAAAATGTAGTTGATGCCATTTTAGTACCCTTTGCATAAGGATTCGCCTTGTAGTCTATGCAACGTCAGGTGGGTATATAGACCTGTCTACAAAGCTAATGTTGTACCCGTTAGCAGGACCATACAACACCGCTACACAAAAAGAAAGCCCCACCGAAATGGAGCCTTCTAAATTTAAATCCTAGGAGCTTACGCGCCCGGGGAACCGTAGATACCCAACGGATCGGAAACGCCGAAGCTGTAACGCTCACGCGCTTTGTAGCGCACGTTACCAGTATCGAAGTCACCGTCCATACCTGTAGCCATCGCAGAACGTACGAAGTGTTTCATGCCGTTAGGGATGTCTGTAGTTAGGAACCAAGCGTCAGCGTCTGTTAGGTAGTGGTTCACACCATACCCTTCAGGAACTACACCATTTGAACTGATAGCGTTTATATCGTTATCAGCTGTACCTACACGTAGGGTTGTTTCCAACAAACGAGTCGCTACGAACTGCAGAGCAGACGGGATGACAAGCTTCTTACCGCGAGCGGCGATAAGTAACCCACGCTCGTCTGTGTACGCTGCGATGTCGATGATAGCTTGCTCAAGCGAAGTCTCGTTGAGGTCAGCAGCGACTGCAGGTCGGTTAGAGTTTGTCCCACCACCAACTGTTGGGTGTGCAGTACTGAACAATGTTACGTTATCACCAGATTTAAAGGTGTCAAAACCCGTATTGAGTAATGAAGCAGCTTTAACTTGTTTGGTGTACGCCATAGCGCGAGCCAAGGCTTTTGTGTAACGTGAGGACAAAGAATCGTACAAGTTATCTTCCATCGCTTCTTCAGTGATGGCGAAACCCATAGCGATAGTCTCGTGTGTGTAGCGAGCTGTGAACGCCTCTTGAGCATTGTCATACTCAATAGAAGAACCTTCAGCTTTTGTTGGCGCTGCACCGAAACCAGACAGTTTGACTTCCTCTTCAAAGCTACGCTCTGAATTTTCCGTCTCATAGATGTCCGCGTGTTCGTTTTCGTATTTATCGTACTCAAGACCAAATAAGGCGTTAAGTCCGGGCAGGAGCTCTTTAAGCGCCTGTGCGCGTGAAATAGCCATGTGTTATCCCTCCTTACAGGCCAACAGCGTTAGTCATGCTGCTGTAGCCGGGGTTAAATTTAACCAAAAGATCGGGGAACGCATCACCAATAGGTGAATGAGCTGCCACAATACGGAAGGCGGCGGTGGTAGTCTTAGTTGTCGCGTCAACGGCACTTGTAGAGTTACCAGTAGCAGTGTTGCCAGTAGATGTAGACTGAGCAGCTGCGAAGAAAGTGTTCGCACCTATATCAGATTGGTCCATAGCGCCATCTGCTTGTACTTGGAATAGTACATTTGGGTCGTCTACGACAAACGCTTTGATTGACGTACCAGTCGCGGCAACAGTGCCCGATGGGTAGTATTGTGAGAATGTTAGTTGACCCGAAGTTGCGTCAACATATTCAACACCCATAAACACCCCAAGAGAACCAGTTAAGGTTGTTCCTGTTGGTAATGCGTTTGTACCGCCGTCGGCACCTGTTGCAGTTGATAGTGCGATGTAACCATCGGCACCAATATGAACGACTTGACCGTTGAAAAGGTTTGTTGCCTCTCCAGCGGGGTCGATCAGGTACTGGGACGTAGCCCCAGCGTAGGCCATTCCGTCGGCACGTTTTACCGGCTTTAGGCCGTAGGGAGCAGCTGTAGTAGCCATAATGCTCTTCCTCCAGAGTTATTTACTTTAAAAGTAAAGAGCCTCATGCCCCTTACCCTGTAGTCACCGCGAACTACGCTCAGGTTTAAGCATAGGCATTCGCGGGTCAGACTCACGCATGTAGTTTCTATCGACAGCTTCGGCCTGATTGTGTGCAGACTCTAGCTGACCATGAATACGGTCGTCTCTTAGTTCGGTCGGGATAGCGCAAAGCAATAGCCCACCAACTTCGATATTGTCTTTAAAACGAGAATCAATATCTGACATGATGTGTAGCTCGGGATAATCTTCTGCCTTTACAGGCACATAGCCATCACGAAACCTCCCAGAAACATTTGTCATATCTGCATTACCCAATGTAGATGTGCGAATCCAGCGGAACGAAAGTCCGTTACGTGGTTCGGGGGTAGGCAGCATTGACGAGCGCTTCCAAGGTTTACGACGTTCCCCCGCTTCGCGGGTATCGGTTGTACGTGGTTTTCTGTCAGCCATTTTGCTTATCCTTTAGCACTTGCGCCGCGTATTGTTTATTAGTTAATCCGAGACGCTTGGCGATTGCAGCCTCAGAGGAGGAGATGACAACTGTATTGCGTGATGTGGCGGTACTTCTACCGCCCGGGGCCACCACGGAGCCAGCTTTACGTTGTGGTTGTCTAACCTCCGGTTCCACGTCCGAAAAGCGATCTGGATACCGAGACCGCATGGCCTCGTTTATCTTACTGTAATACATGTCGGACGTAGAATCAACGCCAGACTCTAATAGTTCTTCATGTATGAGCATAGCATACCTTGTCATGCCCTTGTCTTTTTGGAACCAATCGTTACCCGCTACCCATTCCTGCGCCTTACGATCAGGTGTGGGAACACGAGGGGCGGGAGCTGGAGCCCTAGACTGATCCTGTACAGCCCTCTGTGCTGGTTTCCAGTTTTCTACACGATCGGACTCAAGCTGCAGCTTAGACAACGACATTTGCGCTTCTAGCACCGCATCCGTGTCCCCAGCCTCATAAGCTTCTTTATAAGCTCGTTTAGCGCTTTCAAGTTCTGATGCTACTCGTGCCTTGGCTTCGTTAACCAATACACCTTCACCTTCAGAAAGATTTTTACGGAGACGTTCAGCTTCGTTCTTCTGCGATTCTGCGTACTGAACTGCAGCTTCGCGTTCACGTTCAGCTTCTTCCTTACGACGACGTTCTTCGTGATACTCGAATTTTAGCTTCTTGATACGCTTCTGTACCGAGTCGCTGTGTTTCTCAAGCTCTTCGTCTTCTGGGATGTCGGCCTCAGCATCAGCTGCTCTGCGTGGACGCCCTTTATCCTCTTCAGGAGTATCGTCGGCGACTTCAACCTCGAAATCATCCTCGCCTTCAACATTTACTTCTAATGCTCCAGCTTCAACTACTTCGTCTTCAACGACTTTTTCTACTTCACTCATGCTCTACTATACCCCCGTGGGTCTTCGACTACCGCTTCAACAGTATCATCGTTGATAATGCGGAACTCTTTGTTATGTAATTTAAAACGTGTACCTGAATACGAACGGAAGATGATAAAGTCACCCTTCTCGCACCAAGGTCCGTTAGGAAACCGCTCTTTGTCCGTGTAGGCTTCTGCGCCTATACTTATGACATACCCAATAATGGTAGCGGTTTCTTCCATTTTGGTTAAAGAATCGGGCATATAGACACCGCCATCTGTCTTGCCTTCAAGTTCTGGTATTGCGATGAGCAGCTTATAACCTTTTGGTTCAGGTAATTTTGCTAATGTCTGCTCGTCATCCACTTTGTCGGTAGCGTACATTCTAGTCTCCTGCAGTGATTAAAGGCTCACAGCGCCCTTTGCGTGGGTTGTCCACGTTATGTCGTATATCTACACGTATGATGTCTAATCTTCAATATACCTTTGTTCAATATCTTTTACATCGTTACGTATAATAGTTAGCGCTTCATACTTGCCTACTAGCTTCCAATAAGTCTCTTGGTCTTTAGCGCCACCTTCTGCTAGGTGTTCGGCGATAGATGTGCGGCTATCGTCTAGCCGTGTAAGCATGGTGTGAAAAACACTATCAGCCATCTAAGTTCACTTTCTCCGCGATATCCAAGGCTAGACGCGCCGCGGACTCTTTCTGGTCTGTTTCAAGCTCGGCAACCTTAACCCCTATACGCGCCGCCTCTTTCTCTTCCTCAGAGTCAATGCGTGCTTGCTGCAGTCGGGCATTTTCTTGTTTAGCCAAAGCGTCAATGTTTACCTTCAGCTTGTCCATCTCAATCTTGTGCTTCAGCTCGGTCTCTTTAATCATTAACTCGCGTTGCTGTATTTGAGTAAGTGGGTCGGCTTGCTGTGCAGCTGCTTGTTCTGCGGCTACTTCGGCTTGGTCTTTGTTAAACAACTTGTCTGCTGCTTGTGCGGCCAGACGTGAGACCTGAAGTTCTACATCTTCTGGCAATGGTGCCTCTGGGTCTGGAAGTTCTACACCCAACTGTTTCTGTATCTCTACACGATACTGCAGGGCTACGTGCTCCGTAATGTGAGACATCATGGCAGATTGAATTGCACTAGCGAACGGCGACTGCCCCACAATTTGCGAAATCTTAGGGTCTTGCATAGCCAGCATATGCGTCTGAATGTGAGCTTCGTGGTCTTGATACGCAAAAGGTTTGACCGGCTCTTGTTTGAGTATAGCCATGTTCTCTGTTACTGGATCAGCAGGTTTAACGTCCTCCGGCAATTTGATAATGTCCTCAGCGTCTTTAATACCTAGAACCTCTAACATTTGGCGGTGTAGCTTACCCATATCGTACATTTGAGGGGCTTGTTGAGCTAGCTGGAGGGCTGCTTGGTACTGCATTATGCGCTGTGCCATCGTAGCTGCGTTAGGGTCAGATACTGGAATAACATCCACCCGACCATCAAAATCAGATATACGATCTGAGGGTTCATCCATTTCGTACGCATATTCCGCGGGCATGTAGTCATGCACGATACTAGCTAAGATACGGAGCTCTTGCTTCATAGCCGCGTGTAAACGAGCCTGAATACCCGACATAACCTGCATAGAACGCTCCATGAGCGCCAGAGTCGTCCCTACAGGGGCCTGAGCGTTGATGTCACCTATTTGGATGTCACCTACAGCTCCAATACGTCTCCCCTCGTCTACGACGTTCCCTAGAAGGCTGTAGAGCACGCTCGACGGCTCTTTGTACGGTAGGGGTACAATGTTCTCTTTAATCGCCCCAGCGGGCACATCTACGTCCCTAAACTCACCCGGCATGATGGGGGTGTTGTCCCCGGTAATCCGCATACCACGAGCTTTAAAGCCAGCTGGGAGGTTGGACAGCGTGCCAGCGTCAATTAGCTGGCGCATGATGGATGTGGCAGACTTAGTAAGGCCCCCAAGCGTATGTATGAGCCCTGTGCCGTAGAAGCCCATACCGGGCAGGTACGGGTAGTGTACGACGTGCATACGCTTTTCGCGTTTCCTATCGCTTTCATACCAATTTCGGCGGATAGCTAAAACTATGCTAGACGATTTATCAACTGTCACTACATACGGCAACGCAACGCCGTCTACATCATCAAAAGGCTCGGGTAAGTCTAAATCTACGTGCATTTCTAAGATAGTGTGCCGCGGATCGTCGGAAAAAGTAGGTTCCGAACCTTCTAGTTCGTTATATTTTTCTTCAATATCAGTGACGTCTCTGGTCGCCGCGGGTAGTTAAACATCCCGATAAAACCCATTTACCTGTAGCTTGAGTACTTCTTCAGGTGTCTTCTTCATAACGTGTGTGAACCGGGGTGCGGTTCGCAAATTAGACGCGCCGTAAGAAACTACGAGGTCTTCTGCGGGCACAAACTGGGATACAGGGCGTTCTGTAATAGGGTCAAAGTATATTTTCTTAAACGCAGAGCCCGCCATTGGCAGTTTAAACAGCATTTGCTCCATCTCATCCCGGTAATCTGGCATCTTCTCAGTGATGAGGTAGTTAAGTTCAGTCTCGACACGTTGTGCCTGCTCAAACTTCTCAGTTGTTAGTTTCCCTACAATCTTACTACGTACTGGCCCTGATGCAGGGAGAAGCTCCCCCATTGCCTGCGCTTGGAATTTAACCACAGCTTCAGTCATCATAGGGTGATACACCCCAGAAGCGCCATTCCACGGTTCTGTGCGCTCTTCCACTTTCATACCGAGGAGGTCCATACCCTTAATATAGGCACTAGCCCATTCACTACGGGACTCTCTATCGGATGCAAAGTGGTCGATTAGCTCGTCTGCTATAGCCTCAAGTTCGGCGTCTTTAATGTATTCGGCAAGGTTGGCATCATGTGGAGCATTCTCGTCCATTTCAGGATCATCACCAAACTCAACAACAATCGACCCATCTTCCATTTCGACTTCAATAGCCTCGGGGTCTTCCACTATAACCGTTAAACTAGGAGCTAGTTCGTCCGCAGTTGCGTCGAGGATGTCACTAGGTTCCATTGGTTTTTCAACTGCCATGTTTTTGCCTCACTCTGTGCGTTTAGCGGCACTATAGCAGATATAGTACCTAAATAGAAAGGTATCTTCGTAGGGTGGGGACACAGCGAACGAGGGAGAGCCGATGCGAAGTGTCCCCACGGACGCTACCAACGTCCTGTAAACAGCCATACTACACATGTACATGTATGTCATCCCTGTCAATAATACGCCGCCTTGCGGTGTAGATACGAGTCATCGTCCTCCATGTCTGTCGGAAGGCGGATGAACCCACCTTGGCGGAACCTTAGTAGAGCCATAACCGTGCTATCGACCAAATCATCGTTCGACATGAACGGAAACCCAGCCACTTCTTCTACGAGCTCATCTGCCCAGCGTGTCGCCGGTACCCAAACCATACCCGAGGATATGATATCCGATACAGAGTTGAGCCTCGCCAACTTATCACCAGTCCCCCGGTGGGGGGTGTACTCGGTGACGGGTAGCCCCATACGCCTCATCTCTTGATAAAGTGCGACCCCAGAGCTCTTCTTCTCCACGATAAACGCATCGGGCTCCCAGTATTTATACTGTTCCATAGCCAAATCCTTTAGCTCAGGAAATTCCAGCCGTTCTTTTATACTGTCGAGCAAAATAATGTTATGTGAGCTTGATTCTTCGTGGAAAAACACCCCCCAAGTGGTCAGCGCGGTGTAATCGGCCCTGTTATGCTTCTCCGCAGCGGCGTCTAGGGACATAATCACGTACTCAACGCTTGGCATAGCGTCATTTTCCCATATATTCCACCATTCACGCTTGACAATCGAGGCTTCCTCGGCTGTGGGCTGTTGTTGGTACTGAGAGTTCCACTGGAACGCAGGCATCGAAGCCTTGGTTCGTTCTAACGCGGGGAGGTCAAAGAACTCCGGCCATAGCGGTTTCTGTATCGGCTTACCATCTTTGTCCTCAGAGTCTAAAATAGCCGGAAACTCAACGATTTCGTACTGATCGGCCATCTCGTTCTTGACCATATCGTTAGTTACACGCCCTGTTAGGTCGTCCATATGCCATCTAGTCTGCACGATAGCTACACGCCCGCCGGGCATTAACCTTGTTCGAGCACCGAAGGTAAACCATTCGTAAGCCTTTTCGAAGACAGAAAAGTTTCCGTTGATAACATCTTGTTCAGAATGTGGGTCGTCAACCAGCAGCAGGTCAGCACCACGGCCCGCCAAAGCAGAGCCAATACCGCACGCGAAGTACTCTCCCCCAAAGTTTGTGTTCCATCTCCCTGCTGATTTACTGTCCACCGCTAGAGAAACATCCGGGAATATAGCCTTATAGTCTTCTACAGCGATAAGGTTGCGGACTTTACGCCCAAAATCCACCGCCAAGTCTGTAGTGTGGGACACCATCATTACTTTTTTATCGGGGTTACGCCCCAAAAACCAAGCTGGGTAGAATATCGACACGAGCTGCGACTTACCATGCCGTGGGGGTATGTTTACACACACCCGGTCCTTACCGTCCTCAGCTGTGGGCCCGCGCTCAATGTCCATTAGCATGTTTGCGAGTATGCGGTGGTGCCTTCCGACCTTGTAATCTGGCTGCATCCGCTTGCAAAACTCTATCAGATCGTCATGCGCCGCCTTATTTGTCTGCCGTGAGGACAACTCCCCCACGATTGAGTCTATTTCGACAAGCTCTTCAGCACTAAACGAGTCCAGATTGTCTAGTATATGCTGGATATCCTCCGGCGAGAAATCCATATCTTTAGCTAAACTAGCTAAATTGTCAGACATCGAGCCCAAGCTCCTTATCTACGTCGATAACATCCCCATTAATTGTAACCGCGTCCTCAATCTCTTCAGGATTCACCAGTCGAGACAGCTTTTCGCGCAGTTTATCCTTCAGATCGTCCGATGTCTGGTGCGTTATAGTCACTTCAGACTTCTCAG